TAGTACAGGCTTTTCATGCAATGCTGGAGATTATTTATACGTATTCGCAGCAACAGGCCAGCCAACAAATGGAAACATAAGAGGATCATATACAGTAACAGCAGAAATAGTGGAGACAAACTAATGCCAGACATTTTAACAACAACACAAGAATTCGCAGCATCAGGATCTTTAGCAGAAGTAAAAATTGATTTAGAGCACTCAGAGCCAGTATTAGAATCACAAGCAGCTTGTCAGTTTTTACAAAAGAAAGTTGATGAATTAATAGCTGAAGTAAACAATATAAAAGAAGCACTATCAGGTGATTAAATTAGTAGACATATTAACAGAAGGCGTGTATGATCCAGGAATTTTCAAGGCAGTGTTTACAGCAGGAGGCCCAGGTTCAGGAAAATCATTTACAGCATCTACATTATTTGGTATGCCAGAAAGAATACCAACAGTATCCGCGCAAGGCCTCAAAGGCGTTAATACAGATACAGCTTTAGAAACACTTCTTAAACGATCAGGCCTGGGAACAGATATACAATCAATGGGACCTGAAAAATATGCACAAGCAATGGAAATGAGAAAGAAGGCAAAAAAGCAAGTTGGCGCAGCTATGAAAAGTTATATAAACGGAAAGCTTGGATTGCTTATTGATGGAACAGGCCATAATGCAAATAAAATTTCAATTAAAAAGAAAAGCCTAGAAAAACTTGGGTATGATTGTTTTATGGTGTTTGTAAATACAACACTTGAAGTTGCTCTTGAAAGAAATGCAAACAGAGAAAGAGTATTGCCAGTAGATATAGTTAAAACTTATTGGAATGATTGCCAGCAAAATTTAGGTAAATTTCAATCTATGTTTGGTGCTTCAAGCATGCTGATCGTTGACAATAGTACATATAAAGATTTTTCAAAGCAAGTTAAGAGAGCGGCTTCTGAATTCGTTAGAAGACCAATACAAAATCCAGTAGCAAAAGCTTGGATTAAAAAAGAACTGGAGCTTAAGAAATCATGAGTTTAGGAAGCTGGTTGGCAGAAAATATAATTAAAGAAGATTCAAAGATAAAGTTGGTTATTGCTATATATCCTGGTAGGTTTCAACCTATGGGAAAGCACCACGCAAAAACTTATCAATGGCTATCAGGTCAGTTTGACAAGGCTTATGTAGCTACAACTGGAAAAGTTGACTTACCAAAATCTCCATTCTCTTTTTCAGAAAAGAAAAAAATCATAAATTCACATGGTATATCTAATGTAGTAAAAGTGAAGAGTCCCTATAAGGCTGAGGAAATACTGAAGAAATATGATCCAGAAACAACAGCTGCAATATTTATGGTTGGGAAAAAAGATGCAGGTAGACTTAAAGGAAAGTTTTTTCAAGAATGGAAAGGTACAGCAGATATAGGATATAGAGAAGGAGCTTATTTAATACACGCACCCCATATTAGCATGAACGTTCCAGGTTATGGTGAGATGAGCGGCACTGCAATAAGAAAAGCTCTTGGTGACAAGTCATTAGATAAAAATCAAAAAACTAAAATATTCAAAGGTATATTTGGTCATACAAAAAATTATAGTTTAATAACAAATAAACTAGAAAAATTAAGTGAAGTCGTTGAAGGTTTTTGTCATTATTTTGATATACCAAGTTTACTAAAAGAAAATAAAACATCAGGCGGAGTTGATGATGGGCCAAGAGGATATTGGGGAAATCAAAAATCTTGGAAAAAGTTTGGCAAATATGTTGAAACTCATATAAACAAAGGCATGGAGATTCTAAATTATTTAACAGGTGATGAAGAATTTTTCAAGCATGACACTGAGTTTAAGAAAGATATGTCAGGAGGTCCCACAGCAGCAGTATCTTATTTTCCAGTTGGTAAGCCGGGAACAATAGGAGGTACAAATTATCTTGCAGACAAAAAAGGCCGATCAGCATTCAATCGTTGGGCAAGCTGGTCAAAATATATTGCAACTTCTGTTGGATATGAATTTGTAAATTATATGGGAGTAGAAATAGCAATCAAAGATAATAATAAAGAACCTGTTAAACAGTCTAAGCCAGGTACGCTGATGAAAGAAGGATTGCTTTTAGAAGGAGGAGCTTATGGTCATATGTCTCACCCATTCGATGATAGAGGTTTAACATTTGGAGATTTTAAGCAGATCATAGATATATCACTTCAAGGCAAGCTAGATTTAGAGCAAGCAGCTACAGAAAAAACAGATGGCCAAAATTTATTTATTACTTGGAATAAAGGATTAAAAGCTGCAAGAAATACCGGTGATATCAAAAAAGGTGGAGTTGATTCTAAAGCAATAGCAAAAAAGTTTGCAGGTAGAGGTAATATAGAAAAAGCATTTAACTATGCTATGAACGATCTATCAAAAGCTATTGGTAGTATAAGTGATAAACAAAAAGAAAAGATATTTGATAGTGGTAATAACTGGGTAAATATGGAGATTATGTGGCCAGCATCTTCTAATGTAGTTAGCTATGACGCACCAAACTTACAATTCCACAACGTATTACAGTATAAGGATGGAGCAGCAACAGGTGCTGTAAATGATGGAGCAAGAGTACTTGCAGGAATGATAAAGCAAGTCGATGCAAACGTTCAGAAAAACTTTAGTATTATCGGCCCTCAATTCTTAAAGGTGAATCCTCATCAAGATTATTCTGCTAAAAAACCATATTTTATAACAAAACTAAATAAGCTCATGTCAAAATATAACATGTCCGATTCTAATACATTTTCAGAATATCATCAATCATATTGGGAAGAGTTTGTTGAAAACAAAATCGGCAATGTAGAAAATAGAATAAAGATAGGTCTTGTAAAACGATGGGCATTTTCTGACAAATCATTTAGATTAAATAAGAAAACAATTGAAGATGAAAAAACACTAGCAAAAATAGTCAACGTCGACAAACAAAAACACGAAGCTCAAGTTAAAAAGAATATGTTACCATTTGAAAAATTATTTTTTGAACTAGGTGTTGAGGTGTTAAAAAATGTAGATGGTTATCTAGCAGCAAATCCAGACAAAGCAGTTCAGAATATAAGAAAGCAAGTTAAATCAGCTATATCAGTTGTTAGAAAAGGCGGCGATATTACGAAAATGAATAGATTATCTCAACAGCTATCAAAGTTAAATTCTATAGGAGGCATGAAAGCTATAGTACCAAGCGAAGGTTTGGTATTTGTATATAAAGGAAAGACATATAAATTAACAGGAGCATTTGCTCCAATAAACCAAATTACGGGAATGATATATTTTTAGGTTATGAAGAAAATTACAGAAAATAAAGTACAAAGAATGAGAAATCTAGTCACAGGTGACTATGGTGCTAAAACTCAAAAACGCTCAGGTTATAAAAAATATAGTAAAAAATATAATGAAGGCGATGAATGGGAAGAAGATGGAAAAACTTGGACAATAAGAAATGGTGTTAAGCAAAACAAGTCAAAGTTAAAAGTTGCAAGAGATTATGGTAAAATACCTTTAAGCTGTCCTAAGTGTAGTGAGGCTATGAATAGAGCTCAGCATAAGTTTATGTTCAAACACTACGGCCATTGCTTATACTGCCAGACGAAAGCAGAATCAAAAATGCATGAAGAAGGTACATATAATAATTGGGTTATAGAAAATGTAGAAAAAAACTTTTCTAAATGGAAGGGTGAGAAAAAAATACAATTTGAAACATGGCTAACAGAAATAAATTCTAAAAAAAATATAACAGAAGCAGGCTTGATTGAAGACTGGAGTGAAGTACCTGAATCTGTTAAAAATGATATTATGAAAAGATTTGAAGAATATATGTATGAAGAAGAAGAAAAAATGAATAATTTAATAGAGGAGCAAAAAATATGAAAAAGTTATGGAAAGTGTTATTAGGAATAGGTGCAGTTATCGTAGGTGTTTTAGCAATGTCATCTAAGGGAAGTAAAAAACAATTTAAGAAAGACGTCAAAGAAAATAAGAAAAAAATAAAAGACGTACAAGATAAAACAAAGAAACTTAAAAAAGAAAAAAAGGTTGTTAAAGAAAAAATAACTAAGACTGCCGCTAAAATAAAGAAAACAAAAGCTAAAGTAAAATCTACAGCTACAGCTAAAGCAAAGACTAAGAATTTCAAAGAAAAATATAGAAAGAAAAAATAATGAATAGACTAAAGCAGTATCAATTAATATTAGCAATAGTAATAATGTTTATAGTTGCTTGTGTAATTCCTAAAAACGCTTGTGCTCAGGATACGGTCAGTATACCTCAATCTGAGCTAGAGGAATTTTTCCATGCACTAGATACATTGGAACAGCAAGACAGCATAAAAACAATATTAATAGAAGAGTTAGAACTTCAGATAATAAACTATAAATCGCTGGCAATTCAGGATAGCACGTTATCATTATATAGAACGCAAGAGATTGATTTGTTAAACGAACAGATAATACTATACGACAACAGGCTCAAGGTTGTAGACAAATGGTATAACAAGCGTTGGGTAGGCACTTTAATAGGTGTGGTAGGAACTGTAGCTATAATTCACGTAATCGATTACTCATTACCTCAATAAACTAAAAACATATATATTTATATATACAAAAGGTTATGGCAAAGAAAACAATAAAAGAAGCGTTAGTACAGGAATATATAAAGTGTTCTCGAGACCCTATATATTTTATGCGAAAGTATTGCTACATCCAGCATCCAATGAAGGGGAAAATAAAGTTTGACTTATTTCCTTTTCAGGAAGGAGCTCTGACCGAGCTTACAGAAAAACGATTCAATATAATTCTTAAATCTAGACAGATGGGTATATCTACACTTACCGCCGGCTTAACAGTATGGAGCATGGTGTTCAACGAAGACTACAACGTTTTAGTAATTGCAATAAAACAAGATACTGCAAAAAATCTTATTACTAAAATTAGAGTTATGCACGAGATGCTACCTTCTTGGTTAAGAGTAGGTTCTGAAGAAGATAATAGATTGTCATTGAGACTTAAAAACGGCTCTCAAGTAAAAGCTGTATCATCCTCCCCTGATGCTGCAAGATCTGAAGCATTATCGTTGCTTATAATTGATGAAGCTGCATTTATACAAAACATAGAAGAAATATGGACATCAGCTCAGCAAACACTAGCAACGGGTGGTAAGGCAGTAATGCTATCTACTCCAAACGGTACTGGTAACTTATTTCACAAAACTTGGCAAGAGGCTGAAAGAGGAGATGGCCAGTTTTCTCCTATAAGACTACATTGGTCAATGCATCCAGAAAGAGATCAGGTATGGAGAGATCTACAAACAGAATTGCTAGGTGAAAAAATGGCAGCGCAAGAATGTGATTGTGATTTTATATCATCTGGAGCGACTGTAGTACCGGGTGATTTATTGCAGTGGTATGAAGAAAATCAAGTCTGTGAACCTATTGAAAAGCGAGGTAAAGACGAAGAGTTTTGGATATGGGAATATCCAGATTATCAAAAAAATTATATGGTTGTAGCAGATGTTGCTCGAGGAGATGGCGGAGATTATTCTGCATTTCATGTAATTGAAATAGAGTCAATGATACAGATTGCAGAATTTAAGGGACACATAGGAACTAAGGAATTTGGTAATATGTTAGTCAATGTATCTACTGAATATAATGAAGCGTTATTGGTAGTAGAAAATGCAAATATAGGCTGGGCAGCATTACAACCTGCAATTGACAG